CCAAATCTTAACGGTCAGTTAGATTTTCAGTTAGCAAGAAACTCAGTATATCAAAACACAATTTTATCAATAAGATCATAAACAAAAAAAAACATGAGTACAATTAAAGTTCTAGACGGAAACGGGGTAGAGAAATTCTATGAAACAATAGGGGCAGGGACATTACTAGACCCTCATTTATCAATCCCCGCAGACTTTATTACCGAGGTAATAGCAGGCAATGTGAAAGGGTATAAAGGGTTTAAGGCTTTGGGTGAAAGAGAGAATGTACCTATCGACTCAAAGGGTGCAGATATATGGAAGGGATCTGACCTTTCGCCAGCACCTACAAACATAAACCAAATACCTATCCCTCCAGACGTGGGTGAACAAATGACTGTTGTCTCAGAAGACGCAAACGATACTAACGCGGGGACGGGCGTGCATACGGTTAGAATTCATTACCTAGACGCTAGTGGCGTTGAAATGCAAGAGGACATCACAATGAATGGAACTACGCCAGTAAACATGGTTGCAACAGATATTAGATTTGTGCAGGATATGCACACGGTAACAGTTGGGTCAAACGGATTTGCAGAAGGTAATATTAAAATATACGCTACATCTGATAGTGGATTGGTTTATAATATGATTGCTTTGGGTGGGAATAAAAGCCTAGTACCTCACAGAATGATCCCAGCAGGTAAAGAATTAATTCAGGCGGTTTGGGGTATTTCAGAATCAGGAAATCAAAGGATTGCATTTATGATTCGGTCAACAGATATGTATGGCGAATTGCTACCGAGGGTTTTTTGCCCTAAAGGAACTAAGTATTTAAAAGGCTCAAGCGCTGATAATATAATTTTGAATGATAAAATACCAGCTTTTTCAATTGTAAAAGTTAGCGGCTGGGCAGATCAGGCAGGATCTGAAGCATCTTGCTCATGGTTTGGAGTTTTAAGAGATATTGTATGATAGAAATACTAAAAGCATTGCATCGATTTAACTACTATGGTGCGGGAAAATTTACAGAAATAGCAAAGGGAAAGCATGAACTTGACTACTCTTTTAGGGCTACAAAACGAAAAATAAAAAGACAATGGCAATTGAGAAAACAGTTGTAATAAAGGCGGATACAAGTCAGGCGAATAAAGGAATAAATCAGGTTGATAAAAATGTAAAAAAATTAGAAAAATCGACAGAACAAACTGGAAAATCTGCAAGTAAAAGCGCTAAGTTATTTCAAGGATTAGGCACTGCTATCAAAGCAACTGGAATAGGTTTGCTTATAGCTGGGGTTGCGAAACTTACGATGGCTTTCTCTAGTAATACGGTTGTTTCAAAAGTTTTAAACGAAACGTTTGAAACTATTAATCTAGTTTTTGGAGGCTTTGTAGACGCAATAGTCTCTGCGGTTGATCAAGTTAGTAAAGCGAATGGATCATTTAAGGCGTTAAGTTCTGTTGTAAGTGGTGTAGTCAATATAGCACTATCATCTTTAAAACTTACTTTTTATGGAATAAAGCTAGCAGTTCAGCAAGCTATGTTAGCCTGGGAAAAATCATTTTTTGGCGGCAAAGACAAGGATAAAATAGAGGAGCTGAATGAGTCAATTGAAAAGACAGAGAAAGTTATTATAAAAACAGGAAAATCGGTTGCAGGTAGTGTTAAAGATATTGGCGAAAACTCCACTAAAGCTATTAGCGAAATTGTAGATTTTGGAACGAAAGCTGTTGACAATATCACAAAAATAAGTATTAAAAACGCCAAAGAATTAGCAAAACAATTAGTAAAACTTCGAGGAGAATCTGTATTGGCAATTGCTAGAAATGAATTAATATTAAAAACCAAACAGAAAGAAGCTGAACTACAAAGGCAAATAAGGGACGATATAGAACTAGACCTAAAAACAAGGGTAAAGGCAAATAAGGAGATAGAAAAGATATTAAAAGAAAGCCAAAAGATACAGATTGAAAATGCAAATATTTCTATAAAACTTTCGAAGTTAGAAGTGCAAGCAACAGGCGGTAATATCGATTCAAAAGAGAAATTAATAAGAGCGGAATTGGCTTACCAGGATGTTCTTGAGACAACAGATGGTTTTTTAAGTGAGCAAAAAACAAACAGGGCTTCTCTTAATCAAGAAGAAATTGAGTTACAAAATACGGCAACAGAAGCTGAAAAAGAACGCAGGCTAGATCAATTAGAATTTGAAGCAGCGCAAGAAGAAACCGAAAACGGAAAAATAGAAAAACTAAGGGAACGCCTTGAGGTAGAAAATGAACTTTTACTAGAAGACCTTGAAAATAAAAAAGAAATCTACAAAGAAGGTACGCAAGCGAGGGTAGATTCAGAACAGGAGTATTTAACAGCAAAGCAGGAATTAGAGCAAAAAAGCCTCGAATTAGTAAAAAGAAAAAATGAATACAAGCAGGAATTAGAGCAAAAAAGCCTCGAATTAGTAAAAAGAAAAAATGAAGACAAGCAGAAAACAGATGAAGCGAGTGCAAACTTTGAGAGGAAATTAGGAATAGACACCCTTTCGCTTTTGGGTTCTTTAGCGGAAGAGGGTTCTTCATTGGGAAAAGCTGTTGCAGTATCGCAAGCCGTTATAAGTACATACCAAGGTATAAACAAAGCACTTGCAGAAACTACTGACTTTACACCTACGCAATCATTAAGATTTGCAAACGCCGCAATAGTGGGGGCGAGTGGTTTTGCAAACGTGGCAAGCATACTATCAACATCAAGTAAATCAAGTTCAGCATCAGCGCAAGCACCATCAACCCCCCAAGTTTCAGCGCCTAGCTTTAATTTAGTGCAAGGAACTGGAACGGATCAGATAGCCAATAGCATCAATAACCAAGATAGACCTATCAAGGCTTTTGTGGTAAGTTCAGACGTAACGAACCAACAAGAATTAGATAGAAATGCGGTTGAAACAGCATCTTTATAATTCAAAAGTGTAACAGAACTACTTGTTTAGCGTTTTGTTGTTGATGAAAACGTACGAAGTTACATACGATAGAAAAAAAAACAAAGGTGTATACGCAATTTCTTTGGTAGACAATCCAGCTATGGAAGCTCTTTTTGTAAAGCTTTCAAAGCAGGATAAAGTCATTCAATTAAAATCAATTGACGAAGAAAAAAGAGAGTTGATCGGTGTGGTTCTAGAGCCTAACAAGCCTATATATCGAAACAAAAACGGTGAAGAGTATAATATTATTTTTAGTGATGAGGTAATAAAAGAGCTGTTGATCGGGTTTGCTCAAAATGGAAATCAAAATAATTCAACGATTGAGCATAAAGAAATATTAAGACTCAAGGGCGTTACGTTTTATGAAAATTGGATAGTTGAAGATGAAGAAAATGACAAATCTAATAAGTACGATCTGAAAGCCAAAAAAGGTAGTTGGGTAGCGAAGCTTAAAATTGATAATGAGGGTCTTTGGAGTGACTTTATTAAAACAGGATTGCTAAAAGGGTTCTCAATAGAAGCCATGGTAAATATACAAGAAATCAAATTAAATAACATGAATAAAGTAGAATTAAACGACGAAACGAAAGTTTGGCTTACTTCTCTTTTTGAATCTTTTATGAAAGTGAAAGAAGAGCCAGTAGCTTTAAAAGAAGAAACGGTAAAACTTGAGGAGAAAAAAGAAGTCGAGAAAAACGAAGAAAAAATTGAGCAAGAAGAAGAAGCTCCAATTCTTACAGAAGAAATGAAATCCGAAATCATGGAAATGATCAAAACGGCAATTTCAGAAATGAAAAGCGGTGTTGATGAAGAAATGAAAAAGGTTCAGGGTGAAAACGTGGCAATGAAAGCGGAATTGAAAGCAGAATTGAAAGCCATCGGAAAACAGCCAGTGAGTTCTGCAAGGAAGTCAGCGCCATCTTCTCCAAATGTAAATCAAAACAAATCTTTAGTAGAATTTTTAAACGAAAACCACTCATAACAAATGGCAACAACACTCGACATAAACACTGATTTTATTGGTGACGCATTAACAGATTACCAAGCAAGAGTAATTAAAGAGGCTAATACTATATCACAAGGATTGGTAAGGGTATTGCCTAACATTAAAAACAACGCCTACGTAAGAAAGGTAGAAACTGAAACAGGGTTTACAGATTACGCTTGTGGGTGGAATCCTTTAGGCAGTATTGCCTTATCTGAGAGGCAACTTGTTCTTAGAAAAATCAAATGGGATTCAGAGGTTTGCAAGGAAGACTTCGTGCAGCTTTGGACTGCGCAGCAAATGGGATTTTCTGCACACAACGACCGATTACCTGAAACCGAAAGAGTGGCAATTCTTGAGGATATGGCAAGAAGAGTAGCAAGAAAAATAGACGCTGATATTTGGGAGGGAGACGGCTTAGACGGAAATTTTGCAGGAGTTATTCCAGCTTTATTGCTAGATGGCGATGTTATTGATGTGGCTACACCTGTGGCAATAACTTCAGCAAATGTAGAAGCAGAACTTGGTAAATTTATTGATGCTATTCCAGATGAATTAATTGTTAGCGACGGTTATAAAATGGGTGTATCTACGAATGTAATTCGTGCTTTAAAAAAGCTTTACGGAACACAGGCAAGAACTAACGGTACATTCTTAAAGCCAAATGAGGCTGAGTTTGATGGTTATACTTTAACAGAAATAAAAGCCTTTAGTGCAAACACAATGTTAGGATACAACCCTTCACAAATCTATTTTGGAACTGGCTTACTTGATGACATGAGCGAAGTTAGAATAAAAGACATGGATGATTCTGATCTTAGCGGTACGATCAGAATGAAGTATGTAATGACTGGAGGCGTACAGTATGCTTTTGGTGGTGAAATCGTTCTTTATAGAGCATAAAAATATAAAACATGGGATGTAGTGATATAACAAATGGCATTGGCATTCAATGCAAAAAATTGCAGGCAGGTAATCAAAGAATATATATGTTCAATTATTTGGAAGATCCTTTTACGGTTGTAGATGGTGTTGCTACAGGTATAAGTGACCTGTTGACAACTGCTTATGAATTTAAGATCAAAGGCGGTGGGCATATTTTAGAGCAAAACATGGCGTCAGACAGAAACACTGGTACGACAATAAACACTCAAACCATCACAGCCTTACTTAATGGCATAACCGCTGATAAAAACGCTACTTTAAATATTTTAATTAAAGGTTACCCTATGTTAGTCATTAGAGACTACAATGATAATTATCATGCAGTAGGAATAAAGGAAGGAATAGATTTTACAGGAGTTTCAACTACTGGAGGTGAAGGTGCAGAATTTAACGGATACACTCTAACGGGAACTTCAATGACTAAGGATTACGCTCCTATATTGGATTCTGCAACAGTAACAGCGTTTTTAGAAAAAGTAACGATATAAATCCCGCCTTAAAACAATTATTTAAAGCCCCTTTTTAGGGGTTTTTTTATAGGCTATTCCCAAACATTATATCTCTACGTCTACCAATTCCGCAACACTCACATTTTAGTTTTACCATAATTTTTTATTCACAAGTTACTCGTTTCTCGAGATTTGAACCGCCACCAATTACTCTACCATCATCTTTGCAATCATCTGAGTAAAATTCAGTGTAAGTTTTTTGCTTGAACTGGTATATTTGAGCAGTGCACTCACAACCTGAATTGTCTTTTGAACAGCTTGCGAATAATGCGACTAATAAAATAAATGCTACTTTTTTCATATTATTGTTTTTTAGTTATACCGTAAATATAGTAATTAATTTAACATAAAAAAACTTTTTAGAATTTAATTTATAACGAAAAACCATCTTTTCCGTTCTGTTGTTATGAAAGTTGTAAACCCAAACGATGCTACTCATGTAATAAAACTCATACCTAGGTTTTATATAGAAGTTGCTACGTTAAAGCTATACAACGAAGTTACAAGGATAGAGACTGATATTGCAAACGTAATATCAACAATAGACGGAATTACTTCGGTAACTTTTGACTTTACATTTGCTGATAATGACAAGTTTCAAATAAAAATAGAGGACGCGGGAATTATAATTTATAGAGGAAAGCTAATGGCGACAAGCCAAAACCCTCAAAAATACAAACTATCAAATAATTTATATTACTATGAGTGAAAAGAAGGCAGGAGAAATAAGATTAATTCAGCTAAATAGCTATGTTCGCCCAAAATTAGATGAAAACAAGTCGAGAGATTGGGTTATGAATGGTCAAAAAAATATATTTTACCAGTATGTGATTGATAGATTTAACGGCAGCCCAACGAATTCCGCTATAATTAACACTTACATTGACCTAATCTACGGGAAAGGGATTACCAGCGACAACAAAGAAGCATTAAATGCACTTGATGAAGCCACTAATGATAGTGAAGTCAGAAAAATAGTATCAGATTTTCAACTATTTGGATCTGCAAATATTCAAATAATACCCAAAAAGAACAAAAAAAATTTACCTGAAATTAGGCATATTGCAAAAAACAAGATAATTCCACAAATAGAAGATGAAGAGGGCAATATAAATGGGTATTGGTTTAGTAAGGATTGGAGTAGATCAAACAAAAAGGAAAACAAACCTGAGTATTTTCCAGCGTTTGGTCTATCAGAAACTTCTGAAATAACCATACATGAAATAAAACCATACAAGGCAGGTAAAGAATATTTTTCAGACCCCGATTATATGGCGGGATTGCCATACGCTGAGATGGAAGAGGAGATAGCAAACTACTGCATCAATCATATTAAAAACGGATTGAGTTTTGGCTATATTATAAACGTACCAGACGGGGCGAATTGGAGCGCAGAAGAGAGGCG